TACCATTTACTCCAGAAGTTCCATTTACTCCAGAAGTTCCATTTACTCCAGAAGTTCCTGATGAACCACTTACTCCAGAAGTTCCTGATGTACCAGATGTTCCTGCACTTGCGTTTGTTCCTGAAGTACCAGATGTTCCCGATGTTCCATTTACTCCACTTGTACCATTTACTCCACTTGTACCATTTACTCCACTCGTACCATTTACTCCACTCGTACCAGAAGTTCCGGATGTTCCCGAAGTTCCTTCACTTGCGTTTGTTCCCGAAGTTCCACTTGTTCCCGAAGTTCCAGATGAACCAGATGTTCCCGAAGTTCCAGATGAACCAGCTTGTCCGGTTGCACCCGCAGTATTTATAAACCAAGATGTAAATGGTCCACCACTACCAACAACAGAACTAACATTAACAACAAATTGTCCACTACCACTATTATAAGTGGTTACGGTAGCTGTCATATAATTACTACCATCGTATGATATAATTGTTTGTTGACCAGGTGTCCAAGAAAGACCCGTACCTATTGTGAAGGTTTTAGCTCCAATTGTTATTGATTCCGATGTTGATGAAATTGATGTGAATAAATCACCTTTAAGTCCAGATGTTCCCGAAGTTCCGCTTGTAGCAGATGTTCCTGAAGTTCCTCTTGTACCAGATGTACCCGAAGTTCCAGAAGTTCCCGAAGTACCAGCAGTTCCAGCGGTACCCGTACCAGAAGTACCGGCCGTGCCACTAGTTCCGCTTGAACCAGATGTGCCTGATGTTCCGGATGTACCCGATGTACCTGCGTTTATTAACCCCTGTAAATACGTTAGGTTATTATCCATCTCAGCAGCTGTGAGTGGAGCCCCTTTAGGAATTCTTGTTACTAATGCCATATTTTATAATTACTAATTAGATTGCTATAATAGTAAATATAAATATTGTTTAAAAATAAAATAATTAAACTTTAGTTTTTGCTTCAGTTGGGATTGGTGTTTTTGCCGGCTCTGGAGTTGTTGGTTTGGGTTTTTCCGTTTTAAGACGTAAAATCGGATGTATTGATTTAAGAAAATCTTTTTTGAATTTAACTTCAGATGCTTGTTTTATTCCTTGCAAAGAATATGTTCTATATGGTGTTGGGTTTAAGTTATAAATTGGACTAGTTTTTACAAACTGAGCAAATAATCCACTACCATCTTTACCACTCTTTTTTAATACCTCATCTAAAGTTTTAGATTTTTCCCATGCTTCATTAGTAATACCTGGATTAAATAATGGTTGCAACCATTTAAAAAATTTATCAGGTTTTATTTCACTTAATTTTATACAAGATATTACCTTTTCAGGAGAAATACCTATTACAAATATATAAGCGGTATTATTACCAGAAAAACTTTTTTGTTTACCGTCCGCATAAACATACGATTCAATCATATATACGTTTCTTGGTTTAATCGCTGTTTTACCAACGCCCACTTCTTCTTCTATATATGATTTGTATAAATTTGCGAACGGCATTTTAAATCTTATTTAATTTTGGTATTTGCATTTTAGTTGAATTCACAGTTGGCATATTGAATGGGACTAATTTGGGTTGTTCCTTTACATAAGTATTAAGTATTTGCTCAAATTTCTCATTCATTTTATCTAAGGTGAAGTTTTTTAAAGTATTTTCTTTTAACCCCGCTGATTTTTGTAAATATGTATTGTAATTGTTATATACATCATATATTTTATTTGCCGCATTTGAATAATTTGCGGTAAACCATTGTGCTTCTTTCATACAAAATTGGTCAGCTGCCGATTCATGTACAGGTGTTAAATTACCTTCTAATAAAACTGCATTATCCGGTGGTAAAAAGTCCATTTGTCCACTCCATCCACTAGCTATAATTGGTTTACCTGTTAGGGTAAATTCGGCCATAGGTCTACCATATCCTTCACCTTTAGTAAATGATATCATTGCTTTAACTTTTGGATGATGATATAAATTACTCATATCACTTTCTTCCATATCACCATGCAATAGATATATAGATGGGCATTTATCACCGAATGTTTTTAACACACCTTCAAGTTTTTCTCTAGTCGCTTCTCTATCTATAACACTAAATCCAGCATGCGATGTTTTAACGATAAGACCGGGTCTTTTATCTTTTGGAAGGTATTGGAATACGGTTGCAAATGTTTTAATTGCCATACCAATATCCTTTCTATCTTGTCCTAAATCTCCTTTTAACCAATGTCCTACAATTAGAAAGTTAAAATCCTCTTTTACATTAGCCAATACATCGTTACCACTTCCTTTTGAAAATATTTCAGTATCAACTCCTTCAAAAAGAACTTCGATTGGCTTTGTTACTTTAATTTCTCCAACGATTTGGTCAGTTGCTTGGTCTTTTTGCTGATATACAGTTCCACCTAAGTTTTGTTTTGTAAAATTAGATGGTACTATAATTAAATCCATTTTATTAGAACCATCGATAAAATCTTTTGGTGCTATTGTAGTTTCCACACCAGCAGTTACACCAATGTTATAGTGTCCTTTTGGTTCGAATTCGTTTGCTACTGAAACTTGTACAAACACATCCGGTTTTCCATCGGTAGCACCGATAACTCTTTCTAACATCCATCTACCAAATTCTTCTTGGTCACTTACTTGATTTTGTGGTGTATTTCCCCAACGTAATGGAATAATTTTTATATCGTATTTATCCATCTTACGAAGTGATTTCATTAAATCTCTACAATGGTCGCCATAACCACTACGAGTGAATATAGGTCCTTGAAATACTAATGTTGGCTTATTCATATTTTATAACTTATTTTATTTTAAAAACTTCAAATCTTTCACGAGGTTTCCAATTTTCAAATGTAGATTCAATTCCATCAACTAATGTTTGGCACATATTTGTATGTGTTAATCCCATTTGATTAATAAACGCCTCTCTACCCTCTAATCCGTTTGTTTTACGAACTTCTTTTGGTGTGTTGTACACTTTCTCAATTGCTTCCGCAACATCCTCTATATCAACTCTATCATCCCAAATATAAGGTGTTGGTACAGAACCCGCTAATGCCAATGCTCTACTCCATACTGGTGTTACCCAAGATCCAGGAATAGCTTTACCTTCCCACTTTCTCCATTCGTGCAATGAACCAATTTTAATGTAATCTTCTGCGGTTAACATTTTACCATCAACTTCAAACCCACATTGGTCTTGTAATCCACCGGTTACATTTACAATGATTGGAGTTCCAGCCATTACCGATTCTGCGGTTGCCAATCCAAATCCTTCGTTGTTAGCAATGTTGATTGTTACATCTGCTATATTATAGATAAGATTTAATTCTTCTTGAGGTCTTCTCTTTTCTGAAAATATAATGTTACAATCAGGTGCCATCACATCGATTACTGCTGGTAAATCAGTACCATTCTCATCCACCGGTTGAGTGTGCATTACTAAACAAACTTTATCTGCTTTTTCTTTACCAATCTTATCACAAAATCTTTTAAACGCTACGATAACATCAGCAGGTTGCTTTCTACGGATATTTCTATTACTCCAATATAGTACAAAATCATAATCTTTGCCACCTAAAATTTCTTTACGAAATTCTGCAGAGACTTCTGCTGGTTTGTATATATTGGTATTAATACCATGTGGTACATATCCTACTTGCCAATCCTTTTTAGGTTTCCAAGTTGGTTTAGTATCCAATGCTGATAATCTTTTAATGATACCATATGTTTGACGTGAGATACAGCCAATCCAGTCACAACTTTCATAGAAGTTACGATTATATAATGGGTCTGGTAAATCATCCCAAATTGCGTAGAATAAAAGAGGAACATTTTGTCTGATTTCATGTTCAATATCATACAACCATGTCCAATAACGAGGGTCAGTAAAGTGTACAATTGCATCAGGCTTCTCTGCGTTGATTAATTGTCTAATCAAATCAGCATTACCATAACCATTCCAAGGTAAAATCTTTACACTAGCATCAGCGATACCATATGTTTTTTGAATATCTTCACTTACATCCAAAACCTTTCCGGCTTCAGGATGGTTAATTGCGGCTCCTACTTGAAACCAATCGTACTTATGTACTGTTCCTAATACTAATTCTTTTGATACGGTGGCAATACCACTTGCCATTCTTAAGTCATCTGAAAGTAACAGAATCTTCTTTTTTGCCATAACTTATTTGTGTTGTTAAAATTGTGAACCGGATATTTGTAGTTTTACATATTCATTCATTTCGCTTCTAAAACTTTCGTCTGAAACGTATCTTTCTACAGTTCTATTTACCAATTTTTGTAGAGTAACATCTGAATTAAAAGATACTTTTTTAAATGATGAATACACATCTTTCAATATTTTTACGGTTGTTAGTTTTGTGTTTTCATGTTCCATTGTGGATATTGTTTTTATATATTTGTATATATAAGTATATTGTAAATAAAAAAACAATAATTTTTAAGGAACTTTTTTATTTACTTGCTTTTCCATCACATATCCCTCTACTCATAAACTCACACCATTTACAATTCTTTTTGTTTTGTCCAGGTACTTTAGGGAATTCGATATCTTTAAATCCACCGCCATCATCAAACACAGTATTAATAAATTCCATAAATTCATCATATACTTTATTAACAGAAGGTGAGCCGCTTGGAGGTACGTGCTTTGATATGTATGGGATTGGAAATGCAGAATCTTCAGGTAGTTTTCTTCTCATTATCTGATATTCTACTTTTATTTTAGTAAGAGGAACATTAAATAATTCTGAATAGTATTTTTTATATAATAGGATTTGAGAATTTTTCATCTTATCAGCTTTCTGATATTGATTCCAACCCATTGTTGAAGTTTTTAAATCAACAATTATAATTGAATTTTCAGCTAAATCTCTCAATACAATATCTATATAACCAATAAAATGAACACCCGGTTTAATATTTGCATTTAATGGAATTTCAATACCAACTAGTTCATAGCCGGATTTAGAATAAAATTTACTACAATACTTTTTAAACCAACTAAGAATTCGTCTACCATCTCCATAAAATTCTTCTAATTCCAATTGAGTACACGGAGTACCTTCACTAAGGGCTTCTTTTTCTTTAGTGAAATTTTCTTTCATTCTATCCAATAACAAACTATCCAATTCAATTTCATCAGCTTGTTTTTTAGATACACCATACATTACCGAAAGATAATGTTGGATAGTTTCGTGCATTGCACTACCAAATAGTGTGTGAATGTTACCAGAACTTTCACCTAATTTATCTATATAGTTTAACTTATATTGTTGGGGGCAGCTACTCCACATTGAGTACTGCGAAAATGATACTTTTGCCATTGAGTTTGTTTAAGCCTTAAAGATACGAAAAAAGGGTGAGATTACCAAATTATACTTTAAGTTTTAACTTAGTAATTTCTTTTGGATTTGTGCCGTACGCTTCGGCAATTCGTTTAATTTCTTCTCTACCAGTAGTACTTTCATATAATATATCCAAATATTCAGATGCTTCTCTGGTAGAAACCATAAACCATTTCGCTACCAAATCGATAATCCATTGTTCATAATCTTTTACCGATTTACCTTTCATATAACGAAGATATGATTTTCCTTTTGGTATGACTCCAATTAATGCTTTATAAACTGCTTTAGGAGGTGCCTCTTGAATATATGGTTGTATTTCCGCTACCATCTCAACCCAATCAGGATTCATAGACATATAACGTATAATTAACCAATTACTCCAAGTCTTTTTATCGGCATCTTCTAGCTTATCCCAATACTTTGGGTCCTGGTCTTTTGTAATTGCATTGATGTGGTCGAATAATCCTTTTGCCATTAGTCTTCTACTTTTAAACCCGGAGGTAATAATTCATTTAATACCTCACCACAATCACCACATAAGAATAACTCTACGGGTAATACTTCATCCTTTGTTTTTCCGGTTAATAATTTTGAAATCTTACGAAATCCAAAACCTTGTACGAAAATTTCACCACCGCATTTTTTACATCCGATTGCTTCAGTTTTTTCTAATGGAATTGGTTTTTCTTCTTGTCCTCCGATTGGTTGTCCACCTGCTCCTAAAATGTTAGCCATTATATAATATTTAAAATTTGAATTAATGTAGCCGCCGCGATAATTTCTTTATCAATTGCTACTGCGGATTTAGCAACCCCATCACCTAAAACTAAAATTACATTTGCAGTATTTTCTCCTGCATAATCATCAACTTTATCATATAGTAATGTATAAAGGTCAGAAAAATCAGTAGCCTTTGAATCAAGAACTGTTTGCCTAATTTTCATATATTTGTTTCTCTTATCATCATTTGATTTAAGAACTTCTAGAACTTTCAACTTATAATCATTCTCTAAAAGATTTTGTACATCAACTTGTAATTTACCTTTAAGAGAATTTAATTGACAGGTATTAATAATCTTACGGATATCAGG